GTCTTGAAGACAGTCATCAGAACTCGGAAACGCCATCGGCCAACTCCTGCCCGGTCATCGTCGGGCCGACCGTCCAACACCACTATCGCCGCGTCCAGGTGGGGGAAACCGAACGCTCACCCTGGACCTGGATATCGACGATCTGGTGTGACCCAACCCCATCCCGTCATACACACGATCGCGCATTTGCGCTTGGCCTTGGTGCGCGATCGTGTGTATGATTGCGCCCAGAGCAAAAAGGGGTGAGGCGCGGTGAACAGCCGGGATGTCATCAGAGACCTGAAGGCGGATGGATGGTTTGAGGTTGGCCAAACCGGCAGCCATGTGCAGTTCAAGCATCCCTCCAAGCCCGGTCGTGTGACAGTGCCCCACCCCAAACGAGATTTGAAGGTCGGCACCCTGAAGAGCATCGAAAAGCAAAGCGGGGTACGCCTTCGCTAAGGCGGTCAGGAGTTTTGGGCATGGTTCAACGGACCTATCCGGTGGTGATCGAAACCGACGATAAGGGCGGGTTCAGCGCCTTCTTTCCGGACCTCCCCGGCTGTGTGGGGGCGGGAGACACGGTGGAGTCCTGCTTCGCCGATGCCCAGGCGGCGCTGGCCCTGCAATTGGCGGGCATGATCGAGGATGGCGATCCCTTGCCGGAGCCGACGCCCCTGGGCGCGGTGCGGGTGGATGATCCGGACATTCAGGTGGCGGCGATCCTGTTGGCGACGGCGCCGGTGACCGGTCGCACAATCCGCCTGAACATCACCATGGACACGACGCTTGTCGCGGCGATCGACAGCGTCACCACCAACCGAAGTGCATGGCTGGCCGATGCGGCGCTTCGGGCCTTGCGCGACCGCCACGACAGCACGGATCGCGGTTGACGGCCTACCGCCCCCAGTCCTCGCCCGTGTCCCAGGTGGTTTGGGCCTGGGACGTGGCGGCGGTGGCGGCTGTTTCGGGGGCCTTGCCGTCGCCCCCGGCGCCGGTGCGTTCCTGGCAGGCGATCCTGGTCAGCAGTCCGCCGTCGCCGGTGACGGTGTGGGTGACGGTTTCGGTGATCCAGTCCACGGCGTCGATCTCCGGGCGGAAGCCGGTCACGGTCAGGGGCTGGCCGGCGATGGCCTCCGGCCGGCCGCGCGCCAGGTCGAGGGACAAAGACCGTTCCCCCCGGCCGATCCTGTTCATGGCGGCCTGGGCGGCGGCCCTGGCCTCGGCTTCCGTGGGGTAGGTGCGCTTCAGGGTGGTGACCGACCCCTCGTCTCCCACCGTGGCATAGCCGGTGCGCGCGGCGTCGTAATCGCGCCACGGGGCGCGCACGCCCGTTGTCTTGCCCTCGCGGTCCTTGATCGCGAACGCATGGGAGACCGTGGCGGTGCGCGGGATGGTCAGGGCCGGCAGGGTGGCGCCGCCGGCCGTGGCGCCGGAGCCGCGCGCCGTGAACAGCAGGCGGCCGTCCTTGATGGTGGCGACGGCGTCGTACTGTTCGCCGAGGCGCGTCAGGAAGTGGGCATCGGACTCGTTGGTCTGGTCCACATGGGCGATGGCCAGACGCGCCAGGTCGGGGGCCACGGCCAGGGCAAGGCCGTTGCGCGCGGCCACGGTGCCCAGGAGGTCCCCGAGGGTCTGGCCGTGAAAGGAGTCCTCGCGCTGCGCCTTGAGCCCGCCGGTCAGGTCGGCGGCCCGGCCCTTGACGGTGATCTGATCGGGCGGCCCCTGGTGGCTCACCTCGTCCACCCGATAGCGGCCCCGGTCCACCAGGGCCTGCCCCCGCCAGCCGATGGCCACGCGCAGGGTCACGCCGCGCGCCGGCAAGGCCACGGCGCCGTCGTGGTCGGCGATGGTCAGGGTGACCGCGTCGCTGTCCAGCCCGGGCTTGTCGGTGATCTCCAGGGAGACCAGGCGCGGGGCGATGGCGGCCGTGACGTCCTGGCTGTCGGCGGTGATGCGCCAGGCGGCCCGCATGGTCAGCGGCTCCACCAGGACGCGGCGTGGGGCGCGCTGTCGGCCAGGTCGCCGAGATCGCCGGTGTCTTCGTCGGGATAGCGGGTCAACTCCAGGGTGAAGCCGATCTTGCGCGCGAGACCGGTGTTGTCCAGGGCGGCGCGGGTCTCGCGCACGCGGGTGATGACCCACTGCCCCCTGTGGGTGCCCCGGCCGTCCAGCAGGATCCAGGCCTTACCGCCGGCGGCCATCTCCCGCAGGGTGTCCAGGTGGACCGGCCCGCCCGTCAGTTCGGGGTACAAGGTGCCGTCCAGGGTCAGGGTGTCGGGGCCGGCGCCCAGGTACTGGTAGGCGGGGGCGGCACCGGCGCGGTCCGTGTTGCCCCAGCGTTGCCCGGTCTCGCGGGCCACACGGTCGAAGGGGGCGGCGGTCACCTCGAAGACGAACAGGCCGAGGGTGGCGAGGGCCATGGCTACAGGGCTCCGTCATAGAGGGCGCCCCCGGCGTCGTCGCTCACCGCGCGGCGGCGGTCCAGGGCGTCGATCTCGCGGCGGATCAGGGCGGCGATCTGGTCGGGGTTCAGGCCGGTGCCGGAGACGTTGATGGTGTAGGAGCGGTTGACGGTGACCGGCGCGGCGGACCGTGCCGAGGTCCGGGCGGCCACGGCGGCCCGTTCGGCGGTCGGGATGATGGCCAGCGGTGGCGTGGCCGTGGACGCGGGCGACCCGCCGCCGGCATCCGCGTCGCCCCCCCCGAGGCCGAGTTTGTCGCCGACCCACTGGACGGCGCCGGAGACCACGCCCAGGGTGTCCTTGATGAAGGCCAGGGCCTCGCGGAACGCCCCCGTGACGCGGTCCCACAAGCCCTGGAACCAGGCGACGATGGGCTCCCAGTGCTCGGCGATCAGGCCCAGCGGGGACCAGGACAGGGCGGTCTTGAGGCCGTCCCAGGCGGTCGCGGCCAGGTCCGGCAGGGCCTGCAGGGCGTTGCCGATCGCGGTCTTGATCTCGCTCCAGTGGGTGACGATCAGCCCGATCGGAGACCACGACACAGTGGCCTTGAGCGCATCCCAGACGGCGGCCGTGGCGCCCTTGAGGGTGTCCCACGCGGCCGACGCCGCCCCGGTGATGCCCTCCCAGGCGGCCGACGCGGTGCCCTTGATGCCGTCCCACAGGCGGCCGAACCAGGGGCCGATGCTGTCCCAGTTGCGGTAGATCAGGTACGCGGCGCCGGCGATGGCGGCGATGATGGCCAGGATCGGATTGGCCAGGAGGGCGGCACTGATCGCGCGAATGCCGGCGACCACGATCGGGGCGGCCAGACGGGCGGCCGTGCCGACGCCGCGCAAGGCGATGCCCAGGCCCCGGACCGCGCCCCGCAGCCCCGGCCCCAGGATCGACCGCGCCCCCTGGAACGCGGCCGTGAGTTTGGTCCAGGCCTGTCCCGTGCCGCCCATGATCCCGCGCAGTCCGCCCATGCGCATGCCCAGGCTGGTCACGGCGAACCGCAGGATCGCAAAGGGACCGAGGACGGACGCGATCCCCAGGGCGATCCCCCCAAAGGCGGTGATCAGCCCCAGCGTCACGGCGGTGACCTTGACGATCGTTGCCATCAGCTCCGGATTGGCCTTGGCCCAGGCGGTGACCCGACCGATCATCTCCGTCGTGTCCTGGATCAGGCCGCGCAGGGGGCTTTCCGTGCCCTCGAACAGTTCGATCTTCAGGTCCGCCCAGGCGGAGGACAGCTTTTTGAGGTCACCGGCGGTGTTGTTGGTCATCCGGTCCGACAGGACGTCCAGTTCGCCATGGGCCTGGCGCAAAATCGCGACGAACTGTTCGATCGCGCCCGCGCCCTGGTCGTTGACCAACTGGGCGAAGGCGGACCCGGCTTCCTGGCCGGCGATGGCCTTGAACAAGCCCATGCGGTCGGCCGACCCCATGCCCTCGGTCTTCGCGGCCACCTCGCCCAGGATGTCCACCAGCGGGCGCATGTTGCCCTCGGCGTCCTTGGTCTCGATCTTGAGCCTTTCGAGAGCCTCGGCGGCCATCTTGGGCGGCGCGGCCAGGCGGTTCTGAATGGCGCGCAAGGCGGTGCCGGCCTCGCTGCCCTGGATGCCCACGTTGCCGAGCAGGCCGGTCAGGGCGGCGGCTTCCTCGACCGACATGCCCAGTTCGGCGGCGATCGGGGCCGTGTACTTCATGGTCTCGCCGAGCATGCGCAGGTCCACGTTCGAGCGGGTGAACGTGGCGGCCAGGACGTCGCCGACGCGGCCCATGTCCTCCGCTTTGAGGCGGAAGCCAGAGAGGATGTTGGACGCGATGTCGGCCGTCTCGGCGAGCTCCATGCCGCCGGCCTGGGCGAGCTTGAGCATGCCGGGCATGGCGGCCATGGTCTGGTTGGCGTCGAAGCCGGCCATGGCCAGATAGCCCATGCCCTCGGCGGCCTGGGTGGCGGAGAAGGTGGTTTCGGCGCCCAGCCGGCGCGCCGTTTCCCGAAGCTGGGCGAAGGCTTCGGAGGCTTCGTCCACGCGGGCCAGGGCGCCGACCCGGGACATGGCGGCGCCGAAGCTGATGCCCTCCTCGGCCAGGCGCGCGCCGGCATACAGACCGGCGCCCCCGGCGGCCATGCCAGCGGCGCCCCCCATGGCCAGGCTACCGGCCATCTGTCGCGTGCGCCGCATGCGGGCGCGGGCTTCGTCCAACTGGCGGAGGCGGTCCGCTTGCCGTTGTGCGGCCTGGGTGGCGTCTTCAATCTCTCGGCGCAACCGGCGCTGTTCCTCCGCCATGCGGCGGGTCTCCACACCGGCCTTGCCGAGGCGCTCGCGCAGCGCTTTCAGTCTGTCGTTATGCCGTCTGGTGCTCGCGATGAGACGCTGTTGTTCCTCGCGGAGCGTGCGCACCTTTTCTTGCGCCGCGCGAAACTTTTTGCCGGTGCCGCCGGTTTCCCGGCCGAGCCGCGCGGCCTCCGCGCTGGCGGTTTCCATCCGCGCGCGCAGGTCCTTCATGGCCTCGCTGTTGGCGCGGGCCTTTTCCTTCAGTTTGCGAAAGGCGTCCAGGTCGCGCGCCGTGCCCTCCAGGCCACGCACGCGGCGCGTGGCCTCGCGCGCGCGTTCATCCAGCCCGCGCAGGGACTCGCGCACGCGGCGCAGGGGTTCCGTCGCCCGGTCCAGGGCCTCAAGGGCGATGCGGAGGGACAGGTCGGCCATGAGCGCGCCTCGGAAGGGGGGTCAGGCCCCGCGTTGCGCCCTGGCCGCGCGCAGGGCCTCGGCTTCCGCGTCCAGATGGTCGAGGGCCAGGCGGAATGCCTCGGCGTAGCGGTCCAGGGGCAGGGCGTCGAAGACCGGGGCCGGGAAGGACCCGGGGAAGACGCGCATCAAGACCCCCCAGGCTTCGGTGGTGGTGTCGGGCAGGGCGCCGGCGGCGCGAAAAAACCCACCACCTCGGTGGCCAGCGTCAGCGTGTCATAGGGGGTCAGCGCGTCCAGTTGCGCCGCCACCACGTGCGGCGAGGCGATACGCGGGACCAGGGTGAGCACGGTGTCGGTGTCCACCTCCTCCAGGCGCGACAGCTTGAGCCCGCGCAGATCCCCGGCGTTCGGCCGGCGCAGGGTCAGGGTGTCCAGGGTCTTGTCGCCATAGGGAATGGGCGTGGTCAGGGTGACGGTCCTCGAGGCCGGGGTCATGGGCCGGGTCATGGGCGGGGTTTCCTTGTCAGAACGTTTGGCCGATGGCCGCGCGGATGGCCGCGCGGCGGTCCACGCCGCCGATCACCTCGATCCCCTGGATGAGGTCCAGTTCGATCAGTGTTTCGCTGTTGGCGACGTAGCTGTAGTAGGCGAGCGGCATCTCGACCTTCATCTTGGCGCGGTCGCCTTTCTTGGCCTCGCCCATCTCCAGGACTTGCCAGCGGCCACGCGCGCTGATCTCGATGGCGTCCACGCCGCCGTCGTCCGCGAGCGCGGCGCCCAGGAAACGGGTGTTGAGGGCGGCCACCCCGAAGACGCCCCAGGATCGCAGGACGTCCTTTTCGAACTCGGCCAGGGTGAACGACAGGCTCAGGGCTTCCTGACCCAGGTCCAGGGAGACCGGCCCGCCCATGCCGCCGGCCTGGTAGTCGTCCATCTTGCGGGACAGCTTGGGCAGGGTCAGGGTTTCGACCAGGCCGTGGGCGGGACGGCCCTCGATCACCAGGGAAAAGTCATGCAAGACGCGGGGGATCATCGGCCCATCTCCTTAGTGTCTGTCCGGAAAGCCCAGAAAGACACCACATACGGCATGCCATTCGGGTGTCGACACACACTATATTGCGGTTTTCGAGACTTTCCGGACGGGTCCTTACGCGGCGACCATGGCGGAAAAGTCCATCAGGTAGTCGTCGGTGATGGTCTGGTGCAGGACGAGGTTTTCCAGGGGCGGAACCGGCGTGAAGTCGTAGGAGACGGTCGCGATGCCAGCGTAGAGCTTTTCCTTGCTGTTCTTGGACGGATCGAACCAGGCCTTCCCGCCAAGGATGTAGCCCCGCGCGATCAGATCCCGCAGCTTGGCGTTGATCCCGTCGATGATGTCGCGGATCAGCGTTGGGTGCAGCGGCTTGTCCACGGCCCAGAACATGCCCTCCGCCATGGTGTCGGCGATCACCTGGGCGGTGCGGGTGTAGTTCTCGAAGGCGAAGGCGGTGTCCGCCGAGCAGGTGCGGGACCCCCAGAAGCGATAGCCCTTGTGATTGATGAGGGTCGTCACGTCGTGGCTGTTGAGATGGTTGGTGTCCGACGTGGTGGCTTGCAGGGTCCAGAACACGTCCGCCGACAGGCCGGAGACGCCATTGACGGTCATGTTGGACAGCGTTTTGTGCCAGCCCACCTGGTGGTCGATTTTCGCCCGCAGGCCCAGGGCGCGGGCCGTCGCGTGGGCGGTTCTGGTGCTGTTGGTCGTGGTGTCCCATGCGGTGAAGTCGGGCCAGAGGGTCATGATTTCCCGCTGGCCGAAGTTCTCCCGGTACAGGATCGCCTCTTCCTTCGTTTCACATCCCCAGGCGGAGACGTAGGCGAAGGCGCGGAGATGCTGGGCCAGGCCGGCCAGTTCGACGGCGACGTCGAGGGTGTCCAGGCCGGGCGCCCCGAGGATCCGCGGGGTCACCTTCAATTGGGCCTGGGCGGCGGTCAGGGCCTGCAGCCCGGTCTTGTGTTTCCCCGTGGTCGTGCCGATGACGTTGGTGGTCTGTTCGGCCTCGTCCGCGCCCTCGGGCGCCCGCACCACGACGGTCAGGGCGTTGCCCTGATCGGCGATGGCGTCCAGCACCCGGGCCAGGGTGCCCGAGGTGCCCGCCTGGCCGATGGCGGTGCGCACATCGGTGATCAAGGCCGGGCGGTCGAGAGGGAAGACGCCGGCGTCGGCGTCGTCGGCCGTGGCCACCAGGCCGATGACGGCGGTTTCGATGGTGCGGATCGGCCGGGTGACGTTGGTCAGTTCAACGACCCGGACGCCATGATGGTAGTCGGTGGCCATGGTCAGAGGTCCCCTGTGTTTTCGATGGGGGCGTCGTCGTCGGTGCCCCAGGTGACGGCGGCCACGGCGGCGGTATCCTCGGCGGCGTCGACGGCGGCGGTCAGGGCGGCGAGACGGGTTTGCGACGCCGTCCGCGTCGCCACGAAGGCGGTCAGCACCTGGGCGGCCTGGTCCCGGGTATGGGCGGCGAACGACCAGGCGAGGTCCCCGTCGGCGCACCACAGGGGGCCGCCGTCGGCGCAGGCGGCGGCCTGAACCAGATTGGCCTGATCGGTGACGGCGGAGGGGTAGCGGTGCGCATGCCCCAGGGCGTCGGACGTGAACCCGCCGACGATGGCGGTCGCGCAGGCCTGGGTCAGGGCCTCGATCCGCGCCGTCCGGGCCGCCGCGAGAAGGACGGGGGCGGCGGCGTCCACCTGGTCCTGTGTCGCCGTGGACACGAGGACGTCGCCGCGCAGGCGCACGGGCACGTCGAGGACGGTTTCGAGCAGTCCGGCACACACCCCCTCCGGCACGGTGATGATGTTCATGCGTCGCTCCTACAGGAAGGCTCCAAGGAACAGGATCTGGGCCATGGTGTTGTTGTTCATCTCCCGGGCGGCGGCGGAGGCATGCTGGACGTAGAATTCCAGCCTGGACCCCTTATCCATGGCCTGGACCCATGCCGTCCCGGTCACCGTGCCGAACCCGGCGGACTGGTAGACCGTGTTCATGATCGTCTCGTCGTCCAGGACGATTTGATGGAACTCGCCGGAGTCGTCCCCCAGGATGTTCAGGCGCTCGGCGATCAGGTACAGGCCCGTGCGCGGCACCGTGTATGTGGCGCCGTCCCAGGCGGCGACGTCCTCGGCGCTGCCGCCGACGGCGGCCATGCAGTCCACGCGGGTGAAGATGTTCTTGGGGATGGTGGTGACGGCCTGCCCCTGGGCGGAGAGCAGGACACCGGCGCGGACGGCCCCGGTGGCCAGCAGCCCCGGCACGGTGGCGGCGATGGTGGCGGCAAGCCCGGCGGGGGTGACGGTCCGCTCGGCGTCGGTGCCGGCGATGGCTTCGTCGATCGTGGCCAGTGCGATGAGTCCCGCCCGCGTCGTGGTCGCCGTGCGGGCACCCAGCCCGGCGGGGGTGACGGCCCGCTCGGCGTCGGTGCCCGCGATGGTCTCGGCCTTGGTGGCCAGTTCGACAAGGCCCCGGGCCTCGGTGGTGGCGGCGCCCGGCAGGTGCTGGAGCACCCAGGCGCGGCTGGCCAGCGTCACGGTGGGGTCGATGGTCAGGGTCAGGGCGCGGGTGTCGCTGACCTCCAGCACCATGCGCACGATCATGTCGCGGGTGCTGCCCTCGGCGAGCACCGGCTTGTAAGCCGCCGGCAGGTTGGCGATGGCCAGCATGTCGCCGGCGTCGTCGAACAGCCCCACCTCGCGCACCCACCAGCCGCCTTCATCGACCGGGATCACCAGGTCCGCGACCACCCAGGCGGGGTTGTCGGCGTCGACCGTCAGGGTCTCGACGGCGCCGCGATAGACCTCGCCGACCAGCGCGGTCATGGACTCCGTTGGCGTGATGTCCGCGCCGCCGCCGTCGCCCACGGCCATCCGGGTCACGGTGATGGTGGCGCCCAGGGCCAGGGCATTGGCCAGCTTGGCCTGGCCGACGCTGGTGAGGATGGCGTGGTAGTCGGCCATGGGTCAGGCGCCTCCGGCGGCGGGCAGGACGGTGAGGGTATCGACCAGGGTCGCGGCGCCGCCGCACCAGGCCGGGCCGGAGACGACGATCTCGTGGCCCAGGAAGGGCAGCACGGTCAGCGCGTCGCCCTGGACGGCGGCGGCGGCGACCACGGCCGGGCCGCTGACACGCGCGGTGGCGCGGATGCCGGCGAGGTGCGACCGGACGTTCTTCGAGGCCAGCGCGACGGCCTCGATCTCGCCATGGGTCGCGTCGGTGACGGGCTTGCCGGCGACGTCCACCTCAAGACGGAAGGTGAAGGGATCGCCACGCGGGATATCCCGGTGCCACTCGATCACCCGGGTGTCGTAGCCGAGCGCGGCCAGGGCGCGCTTCACCGCCCCCAGCGTGCCCTTGATGCTGTGCACCGCGTGGCTGTCGGCGATCACCCGGCGCCGGGTGTCCTCCGGCCAGGCATCGTCCCAGACGTCGACCGAACACGCCCAGGCCAGCCAGGGCAGCAGGTCGGCCGGGCACGTCCAGGGGTCCCACAGGGCGCGGACCACGCCCACGGGGATGGTGCTCACCCGCCCGGACACGTCGGTCAGGGCGGTCTCCAGGGGCGTGGCGTTGGGGGGCAGCAGGGGCTCAGCCATCGCGCCCCCCATTGACGATGGTGGCGCCCGTGCAATACGCGGCCTGCGTCGGTCCGACGGCGATGCAGACGTCCGCCCTCGGATCGGCCGGCGGCGCGGGCGACACAAGCTCCACGCGCGCGATTCCGGGCTGGCGGAGCGCTTTCAGGAGGGCGGACCGGGTGACGTCGGCCCCCAGGCGGTGCAGGTCGGCGACGGATGCCGCCAGCGCCGCTTCGGCGGCGG